TATTCCGATATGATTAAACAGTTCATTGAGAAAGATAAATGCCCCCCACTCAGCGTTGTCTTTTTGGATGAAGCACAGGATCTGAATCCTCTGCAATGGGAAATGTTCAATTACATTGAATCAAGATGTGAGCGATCATACATTGCAGGGGATGACGATCAAACGATTTATACGTTTCAAGGTGCTGATCCAAATATATTTATAAATTTAAGTGGTGAAGTTGATGCACGAGTTGAATCAAGAAGATGTCCAAGAGTTATACATAGAAAAGCTTTAGATATTTTACAACATGTAGAAAATAGAATGATTAAAAGTTGGTTACCAAGAGATGCTGAAGGGCAAATTTTTGAAGATCAAACTTTAGATAATATTGATTTTACTAAGGGGGAATGGATGATTATTGCAAGAACTAATCAAATGTTAAATCCAATCAAAGCTCATTTAACAACATTAAATCTAAGATTTCAAAGTAAAACAAATATATTACTTTCTCCTGAATTATTAGAAGCATATCAAGTATGGATAAGATTAAATCAAGGTGCAACTGTTGGCGCTGAAGAAGCTAAATCAATTTATAAAGTTTTAACTGTAGAAAAAGATCTTGTTAAATATAAATTTTCAAGTGGAAAATCTTTGGATACTGTAGATTTTGTTGATTTAGATGATTTGATGTTAAATCATGGGCTTCTAGTGACGGGTAGCTGGGAGCAATTGAATTTTAAAGAAGATACAAAATTATATATTAAATCATTATTAAATAATGGAGATGATTTATTTAAACCTGCAAGAATTAAAGTATCCACAATACATGGTGTAAAGGGTGAGGAATGTGAAAATGTAGTCTTATATACAGGAATAGAAAAGATTATATATGATTCTGCATTAAGAAATCCTGATCCAGAACACAGATTGTTTTTTGTGGGTGTGACAAGAGCAAAAGAAAATCTTTATATCATGCAACCAGATATAGAAGATCATTATAACTATATACCAGGAGATCCAATACTATGAGTAACGACGCGTTTTTTAAACAAGTGGGAGGTTCACATTATAAAAAATATAAAATTCAACCTTCTAGATTTATTAATGAAAATAAGATACTGTTCGCAGAAGGTAATGCAATTAAATATATTTGCAGACATCAAGATAAAGGTAAAAAACAAGATTTATTAAAAGCAATTCATTACATACAAATGATTGTAGAAAGAGATTACGACAAATGAAAGGAAAAAAAATGGCAGTGTTTGATTTAGGATTATTTACAGTCTTATGTGTATATTGTTTTTTAATTATGGTATTAGCATAAATGTTTGAAGCTCAGAAAGAATGGATTTGTCCAGAAAATTATCCTGATTTAAAAGGTTATAAATATATTGCAATTGATTTAGAAACTAAAGATCCAGATCTTAAATCAAGAGGATCTGGTGCAATTATTGGTAATGGTAATATTGTTGGTATCGCTGTAGCTGTTGAAGGATGGTCTGCATACTATCCAATTGCTCATGAAGGTGGTGGTAATTTAGAAAAAGAAAAAGTTTTAAGCTGGATTAAAGAAGTTTGTGCATTATCTAATGTGAAAATATTTCACAATGGAATGTATGACGTGTGCTGGCTTCGAGCGGCAGGGATCAAAATTAATGGACACATTGTAGATACAATGGTTATGGCATCATTAATAGATGAAAATAGATTATCTTATACATTAAATAGTATTTCTTATGAATTTTTAGGTGAAGTAAAAGATGAGAAAGCTTTAATAGAAGCTGCACAATCCTGGGGAATAGATCCTAAATCTGAAATGTATAAACTTCCTGCAATGTATGTAGGTAATTATGCAGAAAAAGATGCAAAACTAACATTAGAGTTATTTAAAGTTTTATCACGTGAAATACAAAAACAAAATTTACAAAATGTATTTGATTTAGAAACACAATTGTTTCCATGTTTAATTGATATGAAATTTAAAGGAGTCCGAGTTGATATAGAAAAAGCAAAACTCCTGAAACAACAATTAACAAGCCAAGAGCAAGAAATATTATTAAAAGTAAAACAAGAAACAGGGATAGAGCCCCAGATTTGGGCTGCAAGGTCCATTGCAACAGTTTTTGAAAAACTTCGTTTACCTTATGAAAGAACTGAAAAATCATCTGCGCCATCCTTTACAAAGAATTTTTTATCTGAACACAAACACCCTATAGTTCAAATGATTGCAAAAGCAAGAGAAATAAATAAAGCTCATACAACTTTTATAGATACAATTTTAAAGTTTACACATAAAGGAAGAATACATGCTGACATCAATCCAATAAGATCAGATCAAGGTGGAACTGTTACAGGTAGATTCTCATATGCTAATCCTAATCTCCAGCAAATCCCAGCGAGAAACAAAGAACTAGGACCTATGATAAGATCATTATTCTTACCAGAAGTAGATCATAAATGGGGATGTTTTGACTACTCACAACAAGAACCAAGACTTGTTGTACATTATGCAGCGACAACTGAACCAATTTGTTTTGATGAATCTGTTACAAAAATTGTAAGTGAATTTAAAAATAATTCTGTAGACTTTCATAAAACAGTTGCTGACATGGCAGGTATATCTAGAACTCAAGCTAAAACAATTAATCTTGGATTATTTTATGGAATGGGAAAAGCAAAATTACAAGCTGAACTTGGTTTAAATACAAAAGAAGAAGCTGAAATATTATTTAATCAATATCATAATAACGTTCCATTCGTAAAAGAATTAATGAATAAGACATCTCAATTTGCACAAACATCAGGATCAATTGGAACATTACTGGGCCGTCGTTGTAGATTTAATAAATGGGAACCAGCAACATTTGGTATGCACACAGCAATGTCATTTGAAGAAGCAGAGAGAACTTATGGACGTGGAAGAATTAGAAGAGCAATGACTTACAAAGCTTTAAATAAATTGATTCAAGGGTCAGCAGCTGATATGACTAAGAAAGCAATGTTAGATTTGTATAATGAAGGAATTATTCCACATATACAAATACATGATGAATTAGATATTTCTGTTATAGATGACAATCAAGCAAAAAAAATTGTTGAAATAATGGAAGGTGCCGTTACTTTGGCAATCCCAAACAAAGTAGATTATGAATCCGGTGAAACTTGGGGAGATATTTATGGTTGATTATGTCTTATTTAAATGCAAACATACCACCCATATACTGTAAAATACGAAGGGAGTATTTATATGACTTACGAGAACATCAAGGCGAAACTGAAGACTGTGTGGTATTCGGTTTGGGGAGTATTAGCGGGCGTGCATTATTGTTTCACTGTTTACTTACGAACGGTGCAATCTATTGGAGACTTCCTATCTCTGCTTTTATTCAAAGAGGAAGCGGCAATACTTTGTATAAAGGAAAAATGGAATCTCAAGATCTCGAAGATCTTCAGTTATGGAATTCATTTAGTTATTATCCTGCTGTTACTTGTTTTGATTTTTTAATCGGACAACGTTGTAAATATTTAGGAAAAGATAAAAAATTTATTCATGGACAATATTTATTCACTGTGGATTGGGCACATCCGGAATCTAATATATTGGATACTGAACATTCCGAAATTCCTGATCAGCATAAGTGTGCTCACATTTTGGCTCTTGATAACGGTAATTATGCAGCTCAGCCTAATAATCGTATTTTGTGGAGTATTCCTAGCTTTACAACTTCAAAACATTGGCCAGATTATAAAGTTCAAACTACAGAATGGAATGTTGAAAATAAAAACTGGCAATTAGAAGACACTGATGATATGTTTTATCAAGTGAAGGACAAAAAATGAGTAGCGAATTTAAATTAAACGATCAAACAAGTGTAGCTTTACCTATTAAAAATATAGTAGCTATTATATCTGCTATTGTTGTAGCAGTATGGACTTATTTTGGAATAGTTGAAAGATTAAATAAACTTGAAACTAATGAAAAATTAATGGCACAAGATTTACTTAAAAAAGCAGAACAAACTCCAAAAAATCAAGAGATGTATATGTTAATTGAATATCAAGCCAAATCAATTGATAAACACTCTAAACAATTAGAAGAAAATGTTCATACAAAAGTATTAATAGCTCAATTAGAAAAGAAAGTAGATAAACTAGAAAAAGAATTAGATACATTACGAGGTAAGTAATGATTGAAGTAGTATTTGCATTATTAATGTATATGAATGGAAAATTAGAAGGATATTCTCCTAAAGCTAATATTGCAGATTGTTTAGAACAAAAAAGAAAAGTAGAACGTGATGGTAATACTAATGTTACTTCATGGAGTTGCAAAGAAGTAAAAGCCATTTTAGAAGTAGATAAACATGGTGTTAAAAGAATCAAAGAAGTTAAGCAAGATTAATTGTATTAACAATCTGACAGCTGGATGCTGTCTCTCAAATCAATGTAAATGTTATGACAATAAGGAATATGTTAATAAAGTATTTGATAGTAGCTCTACTAGCGTTTGTATTAGGTACATTCTTTCCGAACCCAGTCGCCAAGAAGAAGACTGAGAACGCCACAATCGCCTGGGCCAAAAGCCTAGGGTTTGGGCCTCCAAGGTTTGAATATAACAATAATCAAGAGTTTATTACATCTCTTAAAAAATGTATCTCCTACCTCAATTTTGACATCCCATCAAACAAACACATAAATACTGAACTAATAGTGGCTCAAGCTATCGTAGAAAGCAACTATGGAACGTCAAGGTTTGCATTAGAGGGCCATAATCTGTTTGGTATAAGAGTATGGTCTAAAGAGGGAATGCTACCTTATAAACAGCCGGATCATATAGAATGGCGTGTCAGGGTCTTTAAAAACAAATGCGAATCTGTTAAGTATTACATAGAAATTCTAAATACAAAACAAGTGTATGCAGAATTTAGAAAAGCTAGAGATATGTCTTTCAATAGAGATCCTATTGCAATGGCAAAAGCATTAGATAGTTTTTCTACAAATAAAGAATATGAAAAACATGTTATTGAGGTTATTAAAAAATTAAGAAATGAATCTAAGTGAAAATTTTACATTACAAGAATTAATTTATTCAGACACAGCTATTCGTATGGGAATAGATAATAAACCAAACGATGAAACTATAGAAAATTTAAAAATACTTTGTGAAAATATATTAGAACCCGTTAGAGCTAATTTTAAAGCTCCTGTTGTAGTATCTTCTGGTTACAGATCAGAAGCTGTTTGCTTGGCCGTAGGATCGAGCAACAAGAGTCAACATATAAAAGGACAAGCAGTTGATTTTGAAATTTTTGGAATACCAAATAAAGAAGTAGCAGATTGGATTGTAAATAATCTTAATTACGATCAATGTATTCTTGAGTTCTGGAATGAAAAAGAACCTAATTCTGGATGGGTTCATTGCAGTTATAATAATGATGGTAATAATAGAAAACAATATTTGAATGCACAAAAATTAAATGGTAGAATTGTTTACACTATAATGTAATGGAAAAACTTAAATTTAAACAATCAGTATTTATTGATAACGTTCTTGGTATTTGCCCTGAATGTAGAGAAGAAGCATTTCTAGTAGCGATTGTACATGATTACTATAGATGCACAAATTGTGGCGAAGATACTAGACAATTTGTTAATGGAGTTATAAAGTATATGAAATTAAGTAATGATGATAAAGAATATATAAAGGCACATGGCAAGAAAAGTTAATCTAGGTAATGGTAAGTTCATAAAACAAACCAATAAAAAACGCCCAGGACGTCATTCTAAAAGCCCTAATAAACGTAATAGTAGAAAAAAATATAACGGTCAGGGAAGAAAACAATAACCCTTGACTTGTTTAATATAATATCCTATATATTAAAAAATAAACAAGAAAGGTACAAATGACTGACTTTAGTAAATACAAAAACATAACTGTTGATAATGACACTTATGCTGTTGTAACAAAA